CACAACATCCCCAACGTGCTGCTGAAATAAATGTGACAGTGTGTCCTGTGCTATCTCTTCCTTGATAGGCTCCGCAATATCTATGCGGCGAAAGAGTGCATCATATGCTGTACGTGTGGCGGTAGTCATGCTCTGGTTCATACGGTTGAACACAGCCTGCAAGTCCTGCACATTCATGCTGCCATCGTATGTTTCCATGGCGCTGTCTAGTGCTTGCTTAATCTTGCGTACATCCTTACTAAAGATCTTGTCGGGGCAACGAATGCCCTTGTGTTGATTATAAAAGTCACGGTCAAGTAACGTTTTAATAAGAGCCAGTTCCATCATTGTTATTCTCTCCTACAATTATACGGTATATAACCTCAAGGGCCACTAGAGGCCACATGAGTGCAAATCTAATAGGGCCAGAATTATTCTCCTCAGGATCTTCTGGCTCTACCATGTGATATAGTAGTGGTACGGCTAACACATAAATGGATAAAGATCCAATCAAAAAGTACAAACCTTCATCGCTCATGTCTTAACTCCAAGTAATACGCCCCTTCTTTGCTATTGTATGCAGCTATAATATCTAATAATTGTTGGCTGCTCATGATTAACATTTGATAAGCGTCCATTTCTGGTTCATACTGTCTCATAAATACAACACCATCATCACCTAGTATAACCTCAACGTCTTCATGTTCATCATGCTGATCAAGTGTTGTGATTACAGAAGCATCTGATTCAAACTCAACTGTGTACATCTGGTTGATCTCCTACAAGAATATTTACGTGTGCCACGTTACCATCAACACGAGTGATGACAAACTCTAGACCAGCCTTAGTGAGTAACAATCTTAGTTGACCTATAGGTATCATAGCTTCTCCTCTCCATTAAGTTGATTGATACGCATCTGACAATAGCGTTGAACTTTCTCTAAGTCAATGATCTCACTTTGTAACTGCGTCTTACCCTCATACATCTTGTAGCCTGCACGACTGGCATACTTAACAATGTTGCCACGCCAGAAGTCAAAGCCATTACGCATGATGTATGTGATAGGCTCAATGTCCCACCGTGCATAGTGTGTAGGTTCATTCACGATGTCTGATGTATGCTCTGACAATACACTCTCCTTAAAGTCTTCACGTTCTTTTATTAGTCGATTCCATTCACTCTTTATCATTGCTCTTCCCATTCTTTGCGTCACGTTCTTGAGCAGCCTTGCGCTCCTCTGGTGTCATAGGTCTAACATCTGTGAAGTCTGCCTCTAAGGGCCATTCATTATCAGTCATCATCATCCTCCGTCAGCGCATCCCAAGATACAGGGAATAGCTCAATCATCTTACGGTCAATCTGTTGTGCTACCACTCGTGTCTCTGCTTGTGTGTCAGGCTTACAGCGTAGGTTACACATGTCAGCGAAGGCATCCAAGCTACCTGACCAGTACCACTCAGTCATCATAGACTGTGGCAGTACCATACGTGCTTGCTCCGGGCATACACCTGCTTTAAGTAAACCCTGATATGCATCAATACAAGCATACATAGCTCTACCTACAGGTACACTACCCCTTACCTTTACAATCCCCGTAGACCCCTGCTTCTTATCTTCGCTACGCCCACGCCATTCTGTAGGTGTGTAGAACTCAGGCTCACTGTCCACATACCTACGGCTAATCTCATTCCAGCGTAGGAACTTATGCTTGACTAGCTGCCGTGCTACAAAGACTGGAGCCTTGACATGGAAGGATGCAAAGCAATGCCCAAAGGGGCTGATGTGCTTGTGCTTGGCTAGGTATTGGATTAGTTTATCGTCCTTGTGTGAAAGTATATACTTACCCTTAACCATATCTATGCATTCAAGCTCACTCTTTTTACCAAAGCTTACTCTAGCAGCATTTACTACAGACAGGTCAGATCCCATATGCTCAATGTAAGTTGCTTCAATCATGTTAATCTCTCCCATTGCCAAACTGTTCCCTGTTCAGGTCTCTCTGCTTTATAAAGATTAGGTGGCCCTACGTCATCCATGTAATGATGCCCATAACGATAATGATACTCTTTTACTGCCTCGCCCTGCTTAATAAAACATTGCGTTATTGTACCATCCATAGGGCAGAAAAACTCTAGCACCCAAAGCTGTTTAAGGTCTCTAAACTTTTGTTCTGGCAGCTTAAATAGCTCGTCAACAGCCTCCCACTTAATATGATCTTTAATCATCTGCATACTTCCTTTAGTAGTTTAATATCATCAGGCACTTTATATTTTATATCATCATACAGCTTCATAGCAACTGTATCAACGCCTGTCCATAGCTCAATCTCTCTTCTGAACTGTAAAGTTTTATCCATGGCGTCAGGATCAAGGGCTATGGCTACCTTTCGATACTCACCCACCTTATCCATGTGTTTAGTGGATAGTGATGTACCAAGGATAGCCAAGGCTGTGATGTTAGGTAGCAGCTGGCTTGCAACTACTGCAGAAACGACATCTTCTACAATTAATACGACATCCCCACTGCCCACTGTGAAGTAATCAGCCTCACCAGTATAGCGATACCACTTAGGCATGGTGCGCTTACCTACTGCACGTCCCACTGCATCAATCAAACGTCCACGGTAGTGTATAGGAAACACAACACGCTCCTGTTTAACATCGTACATCAAGCCAGGATAGTTGCGGATACCCCAGCGCAAAACAAAATCCTTGTGCTTGGTATGCTCAAAGGTAGGGTTGACTAGGTAAGCAGGTATTTCCATGGTCTCAGCCTCTTCTGTGCCTCTCTCAGGCGGTGGTCTCATACGCATAATAATCTCTGCTGCTGTCATGTCTGTCTCATAGATGCCACCCACCCGACAGCCTAGCTTGTAGCAGTTATACTTCATTGTGCCGCCATCGTTCATGGCTGTGAATGTACCCTTACCCTTGCACTCAGGGCAGTTATTACGATAGGTGTCACCATCGTGTAGGTTTAGGGCTTCAACGTAACTACGAATGTTCATCGTCATCCAATCCTTTCATGTAACCGCACTCTTTAGTTTCAAAGAACTGCCAACATACTCTATAGTCTATATTATACCACTCACCCCGTAGTTTCTTTTTACAGAGGCTTTCGTGTATTTCCTTTTCTATTCCTCTTGCACTCTGCTCAGACCAAGGGCCAAAGAATGCCTGTAGATTAAGAGGTTTACTATTAGCGCACTGTAATGCCTCCCTTCTCTTAAAAGGGTCTTTACTTATTCCTATCTTTGTTGTTGTGTCTTCTCCATCAACCGATATAAAATAAACATAACAGCCTTCTGGATGTCGCAAGTAGAGATCAAAACTAGTCATTAAGTTCATCGTCATCGTTTCCTCTAGCTGATAGTGCCTTGGATGCACCACTGAATGTGTTGACCATGTAAGGCTTGATGGATGCCACGTTCTTGTGGCCCGTCACCTGCATGATACCTGCTAAGTCTACCCCACCCTCCATCATCTCTGTCACTGCTGTACGCCGTAAGTCCATAGCTGTCAGTGTGGTAGGTAGATTAGCTTCCTTTAGTACGTCATTGATAAGATAGCTTATTTCTAGTTTGTCATAGGGCGAGTACGCATTAGCGCGTGGCTTTATACGGGGCGCTACATATTCTTGAAACCCAAAGTCTTCCTTCTGCTGGCGCAGCATATCGCACAACCCTGTTGAGATAGGTAAATGTATCTCTGCGTTGCGCTTACTCTGTGTCAAGTCCAAGCGGCACTGGGTTAAGTCTAGCTTATCCCACTTGAGAAGGCGCATGTCACCAACACGCTGCCCCCAATCATATGCCATGTGGACAATCAGACCAATGCTGCGCCAGCGGAAGTCGCCATAAGCTGTTGCAAGGAATGACTGCACTTGATCACGGCTCCACAGTACACGCCGTGGTTGACCAGACCTGGTTTGTACCAGAGCTACAGGATCATGCGTCATTACGTCATGTCTCATTGAGTGCCTCCACGCAGTAGATAGCACAGACTTGCGGTAGTTAGCTGTCCGAACCCCGACAGACAGCCACTCCTCATAAGCCTGAGTTAGATGACGTACCTTGATATTCTTATGGCGATAATCCCCAAGAGCCTTACCCTCAACCACTGTGCCAGATACGGCAGCAAGATGGATGTCATAATCTTTCTGTGTAGAACCTGCCAGACGACCAAATACAGCAGATTTACTATAAAAATCAATGACTTCCTGTAGTGTTGATGAAGCCTTGGGGATATTCATGTTAGTCTCCTTTTACGTTAGCGTACCAAAGGTACAAGAACCCTGCTAAGTAAACAGTCACTACTGCTAGTGGCAGGGCATGCATTAAAATGTAGGATACCATACTTCACCCCTATCTACATGTTCCTTAACGTCCTTAGCTGTAAGCTCTAATGCCTTAACCGTTCCACCGTTCCAGTATGCGTCATCAATCTGCCTCAATAGTTTGTGGTAGTAATCTGAGGCTGGCATAAGGTTAGTGGTATTGAATGCATATACTTTCATAACTGGTGTACCTCATTATTGGTGTATGATGCAAGCTCTTTCTCTTTTACTGTCTTGAATATTACACGGCGTATGCCTGTGCGTTTGAACAGTTTGGCTCGAACCTTTATCGCATCATCTGCGCTGAACACTGTGGTGACATACTCACCATCAGGCTGACCTACACTTGCGTAGACTTTTATAGCTTTACTTGCAATCATTAACTGTCTCCTTCAT